TTATGTCCCTGTAATTACTAGTAGGGATAAACTGCAAAGATTCATTGTCTGCAAAATTGATATAGATTGCACGAGACTTAGATGTATTATTTTCTGTATTCATTTTATTACTCCATTATTTAAAATTAGACCATTACTTTATGTAACAGTCAAATACTTGTCAACAAGTATCCTGACGCTCGGCAGAGCAAGAAAAGAATAAAAAAGATAGTTAATTCTAAACAATAGGGGGGGTGCCTTCACCTTACCATCATTCCCACGTAAGTTTACTAACTCCGTACACAAAATATAAAATATACTAATAGTGAATAGGTCATCCTGCCCCCTATTGATACGAGCATACGTCCCGCGCCCAAGGGAGCGCTAGCGACTGCCGGGATGGGGGTAAGTATGTGAGTATCTTATTACTAAATATTTTATTTTATTTGTAGTTAAATCCGGTGGGGAGGCCGAGCCTCCAAGTACCCTATAATAGGGAAACGCTACAACCCGCATAGGTAGTGGAAAAAAGTTATACCCTAATGCGTTTTAAATTACATTTATACTTATTCTACAAACATGTTTCATGTTATACTTATCCCATGATTCGTAAATATACACAAATGAGAGAGGATAGTAATATGTACCCACTGGATACTTATAATGAGTTGTCTAAAGCACAGCAGCGTGTTTTCACCTATTTAATGAAGCATCGGGATGACATAAATCAACAACGTATGCAAAATAAAGAGATTGCAGACGCATTAGAGGTGCACCCACAACATATCAGTACTGATATGAAAGCTATTGATACTTTAGATATGATACGTAGAGGTAAATACAATATGATTATGATTAACCCGCATATGTGGTTTGCAGGTGATGTGTTAGAACATAAGCGTGTTGTTACACTTTGGGAAGAAATGGAACAAGAGGAAAAACATGCAGTTAGTAAATAAAGAATTTACAAAAGACTTAACGCTGGTACAGCTGCAAGCAAGTATGCCTAAGAAGTTTAGGCACAATGTAACTGAAGATATGGTTAAGTTTATTAACGCTACTGAGGGTGATGAGTTTAGAGATGTCTACAAAGAAAACTTACTTGGGTTTTCAGATGTAATGCAGTTAGGTAGATATGGCATGACAGAGTATCTTAACGCTGTGAAGTTTGTCAGTTATAAGCTACTGGGTGATTCTAATACTATTGCTTACGCTAAGGTGTTTCCTGACAGATATCAGAGATTGGTAGATAAGAATACTCCGATGAAGACTATCTCTAGCTTCTCAACTACTTATAACAAAGGTGCGTTAGTTCATAAAATATTAGAGCGTACGTTAGTACCTGTGCATATTCTGAATATGGATATACACCAGGAAGCTATCAATATCCAAGCTGAGCTCATGAGAGATGCCAAATCAGAGACTGTTAGACAGAAGGCAGCTGAGTGCTTGATTATGCAATTAAAAGCTCCAGAAACGGCTAAGATTGAAGTTGATGTAAATTACAACAATGATTCTATTGATGAGCTGAGAGCTACAACTAGAGCTTTAGCCCAGCAACAACTTAAGTTAATTCAGAGCGGAGCTGTTACAGCTGAGGATATGGCACACTCTGATATTATTGCTAGAAAGAAAGATACTATTGAAACTGAATATGAGGAAGTAGAATGATACATTGCATGAATGATTGTCTAGGAAAACTGAAAGCTATTAAAAAGATGGCTCAAGATGGTATGAATGAGTCTACTGATGTTGTACAAAGAAATAAGTTTGAGCAGATATCTATGGAGGTCAGTTATTTGTTAGTTGAAGCTGAGCACGATGATGATACACGTATTGAACAGCTACGGACATACAGAAAATAATGCAAGGATTAGTTAAGAAGACAGTTGAAGAATGGTTAAACGATATTGACTATTCTCTAGATGCAAGCTATGTTCCTAGCGAGTTTGCATTAGAATTCGTTAGTTTTATTAAGCTAGTTAACGGTGAACGTGGTGAAGAGAATAAAACACCTGTAATTCATTACAAGATGCTAGATAACATTACTGGCAAGAGACAGAATACCGTTAACATGTGTTCACGTGGTCTTGCTAAGACAACTATCCTGGCAGAGTACCTAATACTATATTTAGCTGTGTATGGCTCTATTCCAGGGTTTGGTGATGTAGACTACGGTTTGTATGTTTCTGACTCCATTGAGAATGGTGTAAAGAAGATGAGACTACGTTTAGAGCGCAGATGTGATAACAGCCCATTCCTTAAAGCTTACCTAGATAAATCTAAGTTTACTGACATTAGATGGTACTTTAGAAATAAACAAGGTAAAGAGCTGGTAATAACGGGTCATGGTGCTAAAACTGGTGTTCGTGGTACTGTAGAGCTGAATACTAGACCTCAGTTAGCAATACTGGATGACTTACTCTCAGATGACGATGCTAGGTCACCAACTATCATTGAAAGTGTAGAGAACACTATTTACTCAGCTATTGACTACGCTTTACACCCTAATAGACGTAAAGTAATCTGGTCAGGCACACCTTTTAACGCTAAAGACCCTTTATACAAGGCAGTAGAGTCTGGAGTGTGGTATGTAAACGTTTATCCTGTATGTGAGGAGTTTCCTGTACCTGAAAGTGAGTTTAAGGGAGCTTGGGAGGATAGATTTAACTATGAGTATGTGAAGAGTCAGTATGATAAGTCTAAAGGTGCTGGTAAGTTAGACAGTTTTAATCAGGAGCTAATGCTCAGGATTATGTCTGAGGAAGAACGTCTCATTAAGGACGGTGATATTACTTGGTATAAGCATGCTAATGTTAAGAATAATATGGGGGCATTTAACTTCTATATCACGACTGACTTTGCTACCAGTGAAAAAGAGTCTGCTGACTTTAGTACGATTAATGTGTGGGCTTACAATAATCAAGGTGACTGGTTATGGGTAGATGGATTCTGTAAGAAAGCCTTGATGGATAAATCTATAGATGAATTATTTAGATTAGCTCAGAAATACCGTCCGCAGGAAGTAGGTGTAGAGGTGACGGGGCAGCAGGGAGGTTTTATAGCGTGGATTCAGAATGAGATGATGAACCGTAATATTTACTTCACCTTAGCTTCAGGCCGTGGGAAGACTACTCCTGGCATACGTCCTAATAAAGATAAGATGAGTAGATTCCAACAAATGGCGGTACCACTATTCAAATCAGGTAAGTTATGGTTTCCTGAGGAGCTTAGGGACTCTGCTGAGTTAGCTGAGATGATGAATGAGTTACAGTTAGCCACAGTTAAAGGTTTTAAGTCTAAGCATGATGACCAGATAGATAATATCTCTATGTTAGGTGAGTTTAATGCATGGAAGCCAAGTGAGGTATCTACAAATGCTCATAATAAAGATGGAACTATGATGTGGGATGATGAAGAACCTGAAGAACCAGGTGAGAGTTCGTATTTCGTATAAAGCTGTATGTGTAGCAAATAACGTGGTATGATAAATACACAGTATTTATTTTAGGATAACATAGTGAAAGTTTACGAATACATAGAATTTTTAGTTAATGGCGAGATTAACATGTTAGCTGTTGCTAACGTGGGTGATATGTCACCAGGTGCTTCACCTGTACCTTCAACTCTACAAGTAGCAAATCAAACTAAAATACTTTCGTACGTTAATTTAGCTAATATCGAATTACATAAGAAGTTCAATATCCTACAGAAAGATATGGATTTAGACTTTGCACTAGCTGGTGAAGAGTTTAAGCTAGGGGATGACTTTCTACATGCTACAAGTTGTATTTTTACTGATGGTACAGAGATTCCTATCAATAATGATAAAACTAATATAGTAGATGGTGTGGATAGTAATGTGTCTGTTATGTTTAAAGACCCGGCTAAAGTAGTGATTAAAGGTACTGATACAGATGGTAGAAAAGATATGATACTTACGTATACAGCTGCACCTAAATTAGCTAAGACTATCAATGTTAACTTAAGCTTACCTCAGCTATATACAGAAGCATTGTTAAACTATGCTGCGTATAAAGCACATGTTGCTCTTAAAGGTGATATGAAGTCTGAGAACAATACATATTATTTAAGATTTGCTGAGAGCTGTAAACAAATTAATTTACTAGGATTAAGAAATCCAGATAACTTAGATACAAATACTAAATTAACAGATAGAGGTTTTATCTAAAAAACTAGTGTTATAATTAAGACAAATTTATTGCATGTCATATGCTGAGAACAACCTCCAGGAGGAGTTAAATAATGGCTTACTACGATACGATTAACCTTGTTGCGGGAGA